CGCGTGTTTTTTTTTTTTTTTTTTGTTTTATAATTAAAAATTCAAAACGAAAAGAAAAGAATCGGGGTCACCGAGACTGAACTAGAAGTCAGAAAGAAAATGAGATCTGGGGAAGTAATCTAATGTTGCTTTTCTGGGTTCAAAAGTAAAGTCAAAAAGAGATTTGCAGATCTGGTCAGGCGTAGGGAAAGCCGTGACTTGATCGAGGGGGAGACCTGTGTAAGCCGAGGTACGTCGGAGCCAGTTTTGGTCGAGCGTGAAACCTTGGTTCGCGTAGTAGTAGTAGGTATCTTTACAAACGTTGTAAACGCGTTTGTCATGCATTAGGGATGCGTGAGCGATGCCGACTGCTATGGACATGGAGATTGATTCATTTAGTTGACGAGCTTTAGCGTGGTACAATGAGCCGAGGAGGTCGATTGTGTCGCGGGTTGGAAAGCCGTTGTTGTTGCGATAGCCGAGGACGTGAGCATGCTGAGGGGTGTTGAGCATTTCAGACTTTTCGGGTCGAACTAATGAGCCAAATCTTTCGGTGTCGATGCGAGAGTACTCAGCGAGAAAGGCCGAGTGTTGGTCAGGAGGAATACACATATACAGTTGAGTGATGATGTCATCACCTTGTCCTTTGCGGAGGCGGATCTGATTGGGTGAGATACCCATTCGGAGGAGGACGTCTGTGTCTGTGATTGCGAAGTAGATGGTGTCGAACAATTGTACTGGGAATACGCCGGAGGGCATACCAGCAAAGAGGCGGCGAAACATTTGTCCGTGTGGCGTGACTGTGGGGCAGTGGCGGAACGAGTAGAAGAGCCAGTGTAAGAGGCGTCTGAGTCGTGCTGCTTTCTGGGGGGTCCAGTCTTTTAGCATACGGTCTTGATCATACGTACCAGCAGGCAGGTAGCCGTGGTCGAGGTCAAGGAATGATTCGATCATATTGTCGATGTCATCTTGGAGGTCAAAGAAGTAAAACTTGTCAAATCGAGATTTGTCAAGTGTAATGATAGTACAGCGGTGGAAACCAGTGTAGAGAAGGTAGTTTAGGCGGAGCCAGCCACCAAGGTTGGTTTCGAAGTTCCACAGCATTGGGGAGCTGATGGGATCGCGGGTTTTCATCCATGCGAGGTAAGACCATAGGAACATGATCCATGCGATGTTTTGAGGACGAG